AGACCCGCATAAATCGTCCGAACAAACACAAGGAGCGATTAAGTTCCTGCCTCCACCGTCCGCAAACAACTTGATGGGAGGAAAGACGCACTTTAGGCGGGGTCAACTTATGGTCGGGGTTTGGCGACCTAAGGCGGGATTGACAAACAGCGCATCGAGCACGGGCGAAACGTACAAGGGCAACGAGGTCATGGTCTTGGTTCAGAAAGCAAAGCCCCGTGGCTCGTCGGTGGTCGGTGACTACCTGCTCCGATACGACGAGTACCGGTGGAATTATTACGAACTCGATTCGCACGGCAATAAAAAGTTTCCGGTGCCGATTGACGTGCCACCGCCAAGCGTTCAAATCGAACTGCCTGACCTACCAACGAAACTACCACCATCCAAAAAATTCGATACATTTACAGGCAACGGATTGTTCGGAGGGCACCCGGACGAAGAAGTACCGTTTTAAAACAATAAACCAATGGAACGCAAAGAACCAATAAGCGAAACATACCTAATGGACTGCATGGACTACATGAAGCAGTTCCCCGACAAGCATTTTGAGTTGGCAATAGTTGACCCGCCTTATGGGATTGGCTTTGGTCAATTTAATCGAACAAATAAAGATAGCAACGGAGTAAGGTATAAATCAAATAAGTATAAAAATTCAAACTGGGATGATTCAGCACCACCGCAAGACTATTTTATAGAACTGCAAAGGGTTTCTAAAAATCAAATAATTTGGGGCGGCAACTATTTTAAGTCCTTACATGGTTTAGATAATGAGAATCTGAAAGAGTATAATCAATTTTGGGATTGGGTTAAGCAAGACACGAGTACCGGATGGATCGTTTGGTATAAAAGGAATCCAGTCCCTAACTTTGCTGATTGCGAATTAGCATGGACAAGTTTTGATACCCACGTTTTGTTTGATTATATGTATTACGGCAATATTAATCGCGATACAGTACAATTACACCCCACCCAAAAACCCGTTGCCCTCTACAAATGGCTCCTTCACAACTACGCCAAACAAGGCAACAAGATACTTGATACCCACCTCGGCAGCCAGTCTTCACGTATCGCAGCACATCAGATGGGCTTTGACTTTTACGGCACTGAACTCGACCCCGATTATTTTGAGCAGGGAAACAAACGATTTGAACAGTACCGAAGCCAATTAACTTTATTTTAAACCAATGGAACGATTACAAGCCCCTACAGGACACTATCTCAAAGCAATGAATACTACACCACCTAAAACGGAAGATGAGCGAATGTCGAGCCTCCTACGCAGCGCAAGGGCATACGAGGCCGAAATGGAAGCGATGCGAAACAGTCACGCCACGCTCAACCCCATTCCCGACAACCTCGCCATGCGCTCACGGATGGCTACCATCCAAGCCGCCCAAGACATCATGCACCGATACGCTGAACGCATCATCGGTCAACTCGATAAGCTGCCGCCTGACAAACAGGAAGGATACCGAACCGATGCCGCCCAACTCATCTATGCCGCTCAGGTCATCTCCGACCTGCACCTGCAACATTCAGGGCAAATCGACATCATGCAGGAACTCATGACCCGATACAGCCAGATGCGGAACAGCATCGAACGGTACCGACGCGAACGGCAACGGCTTATCGACGAGGTGAATAATTTACGGGAACATATTAACAACCTCATGCAGAACGAACAATAATTTTGCGTATCTTAGCCTCGGATTATTGGTTTAGCCGATGCACCTTCGTCACTCGTGGCAGGTGCATCGGTTTTTTATTATCTTTGTGAAAACAACAGAACAACAAAATGCCGGGCGTAAAAGGTAAAACGAACAACCCAAACGGGCGACCTAAAGGTGTTCCGAATATTATCAGCCGAAAGATTCGGGAGGATATTGCCGACTTCGTTGCAGAAACATTTCCCGAAGTTATCGAGATATGGCGGCAGATAGATGACCCTGCCGAAAAGTTACGGGCATGGACAAACATTGCCGAGTTTGCAGTACCCCGAATGGCAAGACAAGAAATAGCCCTATCCGACGACGACGACAGCACAACCGGAATCAAGGTCGAGATAGTCAGGAATGCAAAGAACGATTAAGGCGACACCGGTTTTCGAGCAGATACTCGACGCATCAACCCGCTACGTCGTCAACGAAGGCGGTACACGTTCGAGTAAAACCTATTCGTTCCTTCAATGGCTTATTGCCGTTTACTGCATGGAGAACTACGGCAAACGAATCGACATATTCCGAAAACACTCCGCCACTCACGTCGGGGCGGCACTCGACCAATTCATCGAAATAGCAGACGGACTCAACCTATACGACCCGAGGCAGCACAACAAGACCTTAAACCACATCGTTCTGAATGGCAACCTCATCCGTTTTAGCGGGATGGACATGAGTCAAAAGAAACGAGGCGTTGAACGTGAGATAGCCTTCATCAACGAGGCGAACGAGTTTACGCTCGAAGACTTTAGGCAAATCAAAATCAGAACAACCGAGCGCATCTTCATCGACTTTAACCCATCCGAGAAATTCTGGGTACACAAGGGCGAACTTAACCAAAACGAGACGACGTGGATTAAATCGACCTACCTCGATAACCCGTTCTTGCCTCAGGAACTCATCGACGAAATCGAGCGCATGAAGTACATCGACCCGGACTTCTGGCGGGTGTATGGACTGGGAGAACTCGGCATCCCTAAGGAGGCGGTCTATCCGTATTGGAACGTCACGCCCACCACACGGGGCGAACGTATCGGGGTAGGCATGGACTTCGGATTCACAAACGACCCCACCGCCATCATCGAACTTTGGAAAGATGGCGACGACATCATCCTGCACGAGGTCGCATACCAGACCGGACTAACTAACCCGGACATAACGAACGTAATCAAATCCATCTACACCACACCACCCACCATCGTGGCTGATAGCGCAGAGCCGAAAAGCATCATGGAACTCAGGCGGATGGGATTGAAGATAATCGAAGCGAAAAAACCGAACGGCTCTGTTCAGTTCGGCATCGACCTACTTAGACGCTACCGGATACACGTCACGCAGGGCAGCAAGAACATTATCAGGGAACTTGAATCCTACAAGTACAAGACGGATAAATTCGGTGAGATAACAAACGAACCACTCGATGCCAACAACCACGCACTGGACGCAGCCCGATACGTGGCGTATCACTTCCTGTCAAATCCGGGCGGTGGCAAATATGTGATAGGTGGATTTGGAGGGAATCGATAATTTTCTATATTTGCCTATCTCATAGTTTAGTTAGTTACTTAGGTCAAGCAAGTTTAATCGCAAACAATCGCCCCTGAAACGTCGGGGGCTATTTGTTTAAAAAAAGTTCGATTCTTTTCCCTAAATTCGCAACGAACCAACTCATATAGTTGTGATTACTTACAACAACATCATAGCGACATTTGAGTCGTTTGCAAACAACCACCTTCAAATCAGGCGGTTCAGCCACGGACTACTCACCGTTGCCGACCTCGACAAGGATGGCGAGTATCCCGTTCTGCACGTCGTACCCGGAACGATGAACGCTGACAACCTGTATCAGTACAGCGTCGATGTGTACGTGTTCGACAAGCCACGAGATAAGGATGAATTTGATAAATCGGACTACCAACGTGAGGTAATAAGCGACTGCACCCAAATACTGAACGACGTACTTGCCGACATCCTGAACGGGGGCAACGTGTTTTTGTTCGACGAGATTTGGAGCGTTGAGATGCCGACTGGTATCACTCCATTCATCGAGCAGCAGCAGCATACGGTGACAGGCGTACAGGCTACCCTGACCATCACGGTAGCGTGGGGGATAGATGCGTGTGAGTTACCACTAACTCCAGTCACCCCACCTGCTCCGGTAGTGTGCGAATCGGCAACCATCGAAATAAATGGTGTCGAACTTACCACCGTTGCATCGGGTGGACTACTCGACATCACGGTTGAATATCAGAACGGCACACCCGTCGGCACACTAAGCGGAGGGGATACCGTCACCATTCCAAACCCTGCGACCTGCGACGACGCAACGGTTGAAAATTCCGATCAATCCTACACGGACCCGGTAGCGTCGGGAGATACGCTCGTGCTG